GTGATCTTCTCGTAGAGATACACTTTGACCCAATCACGCTCTTGTTTCGGTTCCTGTTTTTTCATGTTGAATTCCAAAAGGGTTATTCCAAAGGAAAGGTTTGTTTCTGTTTTGCAACTTAATCTCGACTGCGTTGTAACCGTATGCCCTGCCAATCTTCTTAGCAACCGACGATTGATGCGACAGCAGCCTTCTTGTGATCTTGCCCTCGGCTAGTAAAGGCATTAGCGCGTTTTGAATTAACTTAGGGCTTATCTTCATCTTTTCGGCTAGCTCTTTCACCGTCACCGGGCTGATTCTTTTCTGCATATATTTAAGACAGGCTAACCCACGATCAATCTTTGCCTGCTTTTGAAGTCTTGTAAGACTCATTTATCCCTCTTTATTTGTCCGTTTTTTGTTTGAAAAAACCGGGGTTGTAAATTCTTACCGATTGGTCATCTAAATAAACAACGCGAATCATGTCATCGACGATGGCCCAACAAAACTCCAACATGCGTCCATTCTTTGCAAACGCATAGCCATCAAACGATGCAGTCGAGTATTGCTTGCAAGTGGCTTGCCGTAGCGTGATGATGATCTCCCCGCCGCTCTCATTCTTTGCTGACCACGTTTGAGCAGATGCCGCAATTGGAAATAAAAGTGCTGCAATAAATGCTTTCATGTTTTGTCAGACCTTCTTTGAGCCGCTTCGTTCGTATATTTCGTGCCGTAGCGCCTTCTTAGTTTCTCGATGTTGTGCTCAAGGATTCTGTTTCTGTTGAGACCGAGCTTTTGTCGGATACCCTCGAGATAAAACTCGATGTCGCCCAATTCCTCAATCACGTTGTCAATGTCTAAGGGTTTTTGATAGATCGCCCACTTCTTGATTGCGTCCAAAAGCTCTCCAGCTTCGCCAGAAACTCCGATGGACATGTGAAGCACAAACGCTTGATCCGGGCTCAGATCGTCGAGGATGTCGCATCCGGGTTTGGCAAGTGCGGTGACTAATTCTGGGTGGTTCAAAATGGTGACTCCTCTATGGTTTTCAAAATGTCGCGCTTTGTGACTTTCTTTTTCTTAACCCATTTGCTCCTAACTAACGTCTGCTGAAACGGCCAATTTGGGTGTTTTGCTAGCTCTTTCGTTGGTTCATTCATATCGCCTCCGTAAAATTCCATTGTCGTAAGCCTGCTTTTTCCCGCAAAGCGTTTACCGATAGTCGGCTGATTTGGGCTGATATTCGGTAGGCAATCCCCCAACTTCCTGAACGTACTGCTGGCTCTGTCTGTCGAACCAGAGCTTTGCAACACCCTCCCATTCACCGTTTCTTTGCTTCTCGAAAGACAGGAAGGCATCAGGAATGGAATGGTCGACTACACCATTGGCCTCAAAATCGCGCTCCTTCGATTTATTTCTGTGCATGAGGATTACGTTGTCAACTTGATCTGCGACGCTCCCAGAGCCCTTTAAATCGTTTTTGGAGGGTGTTCTGTTGTCATCCGACTGTTTCCTGATATGGTGGACAAGATGAATGTGAATATTCTGATCTCTCGCAAGACCGCACAGCTCGTCTGTAAAATTTTTCTGTGCGTTGTAATCGTCCTCGCCTCTCACGCACTTCATTAGGCTGTCAATGAAGTAGTGCTGGCAACCGAGCATCGTCTTGCAGTAAACACCGACCCCTAAAACTTGAGGCGGGCTTACGGTTCCCTGTACGTCGTAGAACCAGAGTCGGTCTTTGACCCATTCCTTGAACTTCTCGTGGGCTTGTAGGGTAGGAAACCCCATCCGCGACCACTGCCTGACCATCCGCTTAAGTGTCCTGACCGGCTTCATCTCAAACGAAGCGATCACTACCTTTTGGTTTTGATGGATCAAGTGAAGAGCGATCTGCCCTGCAAGAAGGGACTTCCCTGAGCCGTTTTGGCCTGCAAGAACCGTGACCTCACCGAATCTGTAGGTGAACTTGTCCGCGAGCTTCTCAAATGGCATGACAATGTTTGGCTCTTCAGACGGGTTCCTCATCTCCTCAATGAGATCGTCCATACAGTCGGCAGCGGGCCTGACTTTCACAGATGCTTCCATCTGCTCGTACCACGCCTTGTAATCGAGGTTTTCGAGGATCATGCGTCGACCTCCGAATCCCAATAAAGGCCGGGGCCGTAATTAGCGATAACCCGCGCGGGCGCATATATTTTCAGAGCTTGCAAGATAGAGTGGACGTGATCGGGATCTCCTCCAGTGAGATGCACCCGCAATCCTCTGACCCACCTAAAATCTCGGTCTTTAGGCTCAACGACAACTACGGGATACTCCGGGTCATCGTCTGGTTGTCCAACAAAGTCGATAAAAACAGCTTTAGGTGGTTTGCCTGCAAGATGTAGGCTGTTTACGAAGTCGTGGCCTTTCATACGCTAGCCCTGTCGCCGTAAGCAGATGATGTTGGTTGAGCGACTTGTTTTGCGTAACTTGCCTTTTGGTTCATAACCCAATTTTCAAACGTCAGATTCCAATTCAATTTGGTCGCGTCTTTTGGCTTACTTAGCCAGTAGTTCTTGAACATACGAACCGTCTCATTGAGATCAAGATCCGGTCTTTTTACTTTCGCAAATTGAATGAGCTTTTCGTCTGGTTGCCAATCTTCGCTAAGTCTTGTGCCTCGTTTCTTTTCTTTGCTTACAGGCTTTTCTTGTTGCGCTTCTATATGGTTATTGGTTATTGGTTGTTGGTTATTGGTTAGGATCTGATCCGTATCTGAATTCAGATCTGATTTCTTATCCTTTTCTAATGTCCAACGGATCTGATTCGCACCTCTAGCAGACGCTGCCTTACGTTGATACTTGCGAATTTCAGCATCAATCCTCTGATGCGTATATGAATTCAGATCTGAATCGTATCTGAAGAACGTCCGAAGCAGTAAGCTAAGACAATCTTCTTGACCTCTCGCTCCTACCTTAAAAGCTAAGGTTTCAGTGTCGTTAGGCAATGGCTTTTCTGACTCGTAATAGAGCCAAATCAAGCGCAGGTAGAAGTAGGATTCTTGTGGGGTCAGCGAAACGGTGTCACGCAAAAAATCCCCGATGTGATGCGGGTAGTAGTGCATAAGAGCCTCGTCTAGGTCTATCGTCACTGTGGGTGCATTTGGCAGGCGGGTGACGAAACCGCTTTTCGGGAGCTACCCTAGCCAATGCGATAAAACAGCCTTGAGTCTAAATCAGAATTCAAACACCTTGCAAGTCCACCCGGCTTTTAACTTGCCCCAACCGTGAACCTCGATCTTCCATCCTGCCTTAAGGATCGCTGGCAGATGCTCCGACTCCTCGATCTTCCTGATCCTTGCGTTGACATTCCCTCGGCTCGTTGTCTGCACCAGCAGCGTCTCAGTGTCTCTGATAGCTAGGATGTCGCCGATCCCAAAAAGGTCCTGCCTGATGCGAGCGTGTGGATTCCACTTCTCGACGATCTGACAGAGATAGCCGTCTTGCCTGAGTTTCTCTAGGCTTCGTTGCGTTGGTGATTTGCCGCTCATCGTGTAAAACCTACCTTTCGTCTGCTGCTAGAAGATTGTCTGCACACGCGCAAAGTTTTAGCATATAGTTCGTTTCACGCAGATACTTTTAACGCCAACTTAAGGAGCTCAACATGAGCGATTTCAAAGTTCTCCCCTCCGACTTCTCCGCAACCACCATCACGCTGGTGGCAAACACCCAAAACGCTAAAGACCGCATTTGCGGCGGCGTATCTTGCGAGCTTCGCAAGTCCGCAGCTCCCGATTTTGTTGCGAAACTTGAGGCTGAGGGCTTCATCATCGAATACTAACCACCGGGGCCTAGCGCCCCTTTTTGCTATGAACGAAGATTATTATTTTGACAGGATGCTATATGAACACGATAGAGAAAGAGAAGAAGATGAGCTTGTTGATAGATTGGTTAGTGGCGATTGTGTTTGGGATTTTGTTTGGGACGATGATGTTCCTTTTCATAAGATAGAACGTTTTTACAGGATAAAACGATATGCAGAAAGTCTACGAAGCAATAAGCAAAGTGATGAGTGCGATCTCCAAAGCAGGGATTGCCAAACAGAGAACAAACGAAGCGCAGAGATACCAGTTCCGCGGTATTGACGACGTATATAACGCAATGGCTCCCATCCTTGCGGAGCATAAACTGTGCATCCTCCCTCGCGTTACAGACCGTCAGGTTGTCGAGCGTGTCAACAAGTCTGGCACTGCTTTGTTCTACGTCACCGTCTCAATGGAGTTCGCTCTTGTGTCCGGCGAAGATGGCTCTAGCCACGTCATATCGACGATTGGCGAGGCTATGGATTCAGGTGATAAGGCAACCAATAAAGCAATGTCAGCGGCTTATAAGTACGCTCTCATGCAGGCCTTTTGCATTCCCACAGAGGGTGATAACGACAGTGAAAATCAAACCCACGAAATAATGTCCGAATCCAACTTCGACAAGGATCTCGAGAAGATCGCCAGCGCTAAGAAAGAAGATCTTAGGAAAGTTTATGAGGAGGTTTTTGTTAAGCACAAGAAATCGCCTGACCTTGTGAAACAAATCGAAGCGGCTAAAGACAAACGCAAGAAGGAGCTAGGCCTGTGAGACCTGTATACGAAACTGAGTTAGATAGAAAAAAAGAACTAGCCGTCGCGCAAGCCTTTGCTGATCGTTTCAACTACGACATTTATCGACTTCCAAAATTCTACGAAATGGACTTCGCCGCCTATCAAAACGGGCAACTGGTCAGGTGGGTAGAGGTCAAAACAAGGAACTGTAAGTCGACCGACTACAACACTTATATGCTTGATTTCGCGAAGTTACGATCTGCCATCAGCATCCAAAGCGCGTCGCAAAGATCGGTTGTTCTTGTTGTCCAGTGGACCGACACAATGAAGTATTGGACGTTCCGTGTTGGCTATCCAATCCTCTCCGGAGGTCGTACAGATAGAGGAGATCCTGATGATGTTGTTCCTTGTATTTATATACCTATTCATCAGTTTGTAGACGTATGAAAGACCCTCACAAAGCCGTCGATTACATCCTGAAACACGCTCGGCAGTTCGCTGACGCTAAAGCCCAACGGGTCTATTTAGAAGAGTTCAGGAAGTCTAAGAAAGCCATCCTGATGAAGGCTAGTCTTGAGAATGCTTTAGGAGCTCAGGAAAGGGATGCTTATGCTCATCCTGAGTATCTGGAGCTTTTAAAGGGTCTTAAGCAAGCCGTCGAGATAGAAGAGAAGTTACGGTGGGATCTGATCGCAGCTCAAGCGAGGATCGAGATTTGGAGATCGGAGCAGGCAAACATGCGAGCCGACATCAGGAACACTGCGTGAACTGGCGGTCTAAGAAACTCTTAGAGGCTTGCAGAGAACTACCCTGTGGGCTCTGTGGTGTCGAGGATGGAACAGTTGTCGCGGCTCACTCTAATCAACAGAAAGACGGAAAAGGAACGGGTATCAAGGCACATGACTTTCGGGTCGCTGCGCTCTGTTACAGATGCCACATGCAGATAGATCAAGGAGGCGCAGGGAAAGAAGAGAAAAGGCAAGCGTGGGAGGAAGCCCACAGAAAGACAATTGGATGGTTATTTGAAAAAGGAATATTAGATGTCATCAGTAAATAAAGTGATCTTGATCGGTAACGTAGGCAAAGACCCTGAATGTAGATATACAGAAGCAGGAACGGCTCTAGCGAATCTCACGTTGGCGACAACAAATAGGTGGAAGAACAAACAAGGCGAGCCGCAAGAAGAGACTGAATGGCATCGTGTTGTTGCTTATGGGAAGCTCGCCGAGATCATTGAGAAGTACGTCCAAAAAGGAAAGCCTCTATACATAGAAGGAAGGCTTCAGACTAGGAAGTGGACAGACAAACAAGGTGTCGACCGGTACACCACTGAAATCATTGCTGAGAACCTTCAGATGCTCGGACAAAAAGGTCGAAAAGACGATGACGAGATCGCATTCTGATGGAGCAGGGAACCGAGGAGTGGAGGCTTGCAAGACTAGGGAAGGTGACAGCTTCCCGTGTCTCCGATGCGCGGGCTAAAAAAGGAACGGCCACACGAGCGAATTATCTTGCAGACATCCTTGCAGAAAGACTAACAGGGACAGTGGCCGAGACATTCACGAATTCTTATATGGAGTGGGGGACGTTAAATGAGCCGCTTGCACGAGCCGCGTATCAAATAAAGACGGGTCGCTGGGTGGAACAAATAGCCATTGTGGATCACCCGACGATTCCTTATTTCGCCGCAAGCCCTGATGGTCTAGTCGAGGATGGGCTTATTGAGATTAAGTGCCCTAAGACCTCAACGCATATCTCTTATTTAACCGCGGGAGAAGTGCCGACAACTTACAAGAATCAGATGCTTGCACAAATGGCTTGTACGGGTCGCAGATGGGTCGATTTCGTTTCGTTTGATCCTAGACTGCCTGAGAGACTACAGCTCTTTGTAGTGCGTTTTGAGCCGCCTGAGGATGATATTAAGAACCTAGAAACGGACGTTGTTAATTTTTTGACTGAAGTAGATAATTTAATGGAGAAGCTATGAACTGGAAGG